GAAGCTGGACCGGAAATGGCTATTCCACTAGATACTATGAAGTCAACACGAGCTTGGCAACTATTGCGTCAAGTAGTTAATTACTATTCTGGTGAGCAAACGACTAACAACAATAAAACTACTCTTGTTGATCTGTCAAAAGTTGAAAAGAAATTTGATACTGTCTTAGCACAGAATGCAGCATTGATTAATGCAATCGAACGCTTAATTGGTGTGACTGATTCAGCTAATAATCCAACTGCTCGTTATCGACGAACGCAACGTGATATTAATTTAGCTCAAGCACAATCGTTAACAGGGATTTAAAAAGGAGTGATTATGTGTGTCGGGTAAAGACTTGAATATTGTTGGTTATCAATATAACTACCCAAAGCTTTTTATCAAGCCACCTAATGGGGATGAAATAGATGCAGAAACTATTACATCAGGACTCCATTTTCTTGATGATGATTCAGATCCAATATTAACAACAACATATACTACCGATACGGGTGTTGATGGTTCTGTTTATTCAACATCACAAGTTGGAAAAAATGTAATCAATGCACGTTTCTATTTAACTTATGGTGACTGGTATGATTACAAGATGAAAAAGCATGAAATTGCTCAATTCTTCATGCAAAAAGGACTCTATCGCATTCGCAGCGATGCAGAACCAGGTATTGTTAAATTTGTACGTGCTGGTAACTTTACGATTAAAAATCCTGAAGATCGTAGTCATGTCGTACAATTTTCAATTCCTTTTGATAATCCTTCTGGTGTTAAGTGGTCTTTGCCTTATAGTGATGACTTGATGAATTACGATCAAAACCTATGGCAATATGGGATGAACCTACCTAATGGGATTGATTTAAAATACCACTTTGTTAATGAACATCATTTTAAGATTTGGAATGCTAGTGATATTACGATTGATCCAGCACAACGGTATGGTCTTAAAATTATTGTCACAGGGCAGACCGGGAAGTTTGATATGGTTAACCAAACCACAGGTGATGAGATAGTCTACGTTAATAGCTTGCAACCAAATGACCAATTAGTTTGGGATGATATGTATTGCTATCTGAATGGTGAATTATGTACTGATTCTACTAACTTGGCTTGGATGAGATTAGCTCCTAAATGGAATGAGTTTAAAATTTATGGTTATAACAAAGTGGATATAAGATTTCATTTTCGCTTTGTTTATCTTAATTAGGAGGTGGGTCAGATGACAATATCTGTTTTAGAAGCATTAGAACAGCATCGTTATGTATATTTTGGCTTTGAATCACACCCCACCGATAAAGACCCTTGGCAGGCAACGCCAATTATGGCTTATTCAGATAATCTAGTCAGTTGGGAAACTATATCACGCCTTGAACAGTTAAATGGTCTGCGTGATGGGTACATGATTAAGATAGAGGATCGTTATTACATCATCGGCACGGGTGCTTTATATGTAACTACCGACTTTTATAGTTTTGAAAAGCTGGATTATCTGAAGGATGACAAGAACTATAAGAATGTGTGGGCACCAGAAATATTTAAAGATACAAATGGAAATTATCATATTGTTTACTGTGCAGGTGATGCAGAAGCCGGGATCTTAAATGATTACATTGCTGACTTTGACCCGCAAACTAACAAGATTACAAATGAGGGACAAGCTATTACATTTGGTGATGAAGCAATTGATAATAGTTACCGAATTGATCCTGATATTTGCTTAATTGATGGAGTTTATTACCTAACGATTGGTGGTAACTACATTTTTAGTTCAAATAATTATCTTGGACCTTATCAGAAGTTCCCAGTTAATTTTGCTCCAACTCCTCAGAAGTATAGTAATCATAGTAGTGGCATTGCTGGTTGGCTTGAAGGACCAAATATGTTTGTTGATGGTAATAGTGTTCGGCTATTTGCAGATCAAACTGAGGGGAATGGATTAGTGTTCCGCTCATCTACTATTGATGATATGTTTAACTGGGCTGATACAGAAAAGACTCGAGCAACATTCAAAATGCGGCACGGGTCTATTTTTGTTAATGATAAAATCACTGCTCAGGTTCCAGCTGAGTTTAACCATGCACCAAAGTTTAATCCTCAAATTACAATTCAAGGAATCCATACTACTAAACCGGTGCCGTTAACGTGTTTTCTTAAATCATCTTTCCAAGTTCAATATGAGAATAATCAAACTAATCAGTTACAGTTTGTGGCATATAATGATGGGTCACCATCTTTTGCTCTAATTGCTAATGAATCAACTATCGAGTTTAACAACGACCTATATATCATTAAGAACATTGAACAAGATCGGACTGGAACTTCTCTATATACTGTCACGGCGATGCAATATGTTAATAGTGAGATTGGTCGGGTTTTTCAGAAAAATGTCCGTAGTGGCACATTAACTTATTCTATTAACGAAGTACTGGATTTCTTTTTAAACGACGAAACTGCTAATCCATTCGGCTTTTCATATCATGTGTTTGGAGACTTTTCAAAACAGCAAATCGAAAATCTGGGTGGATGTTCTGGAAAAGATATGATTAGTAAAATTATATCAACGTGGCCTGGAACAATTGTTAAGCCGTCTGGGAAGCGGGTGGATGTGTATTCATCTGACCAGTTTTTAAGAAATTATCAACGGCGAATTGTATATAATCACGATTCAACTAATATGAAGCTGACTGAAGACAGTACGGTTATTGTTAATCAGATTACTTGCGTTGGTGGTTCGTATTCAACCGATGACTCAACTGCTAGTAGTTCAACAGAAGCGACTAGTAGCGGCGGAGTGGTAGTCGAAGATGGTTCTGTTCCAATCGAAAGTGGGCAAGATAATACTGCAGCCTTTCAGGCAGATGCTAAGAAGTATTTAGGTGTTCCATATGTATGGGGTGGTCACAATAAGGCTAATCCGTTTGCAGGAATGGATTGCTCTGGTTATGTATCACAGGTTTATCACGACTTTGGAATTGAAATTCCAGCGTATACCGTTGCTATGGAGAATAACTTCCGGGAAATTCCACGATCAGAAATTAAACCAGGTGATGTTGGCTTTTATGGCCCACATGGTAGTACTCACCACATTTCCTTGATTTTAGATAAAAACACGCTAATTTATGAGCCAGAGCCGGGACAGAGTTGTAAGACAGCTACTATCGATAGTTTCCCACCGGATTGGTATGGCCGTAATGATGAAATGCAGGCCAAGATTAGTACTAAAAAAGTCGAAATGGCCCCGACCGAAACTATTAAATTAGTTGCCAATTATAATGGTGGAACATATACACCAGATACTGATTCCACACAAACTCATTATTACTTCCAGCCATTTACTTTAACGGATGAGCATTCAAAGGATGAGTGGGGATTACACCCCGCTTCATCAATATTGCAAGATGATAGATTTAAGGATGCAAATGCTATGCGAGAGCATGCGCGTACGCAGTTAGTGTTGGAGCCATCTGTTTCAATTGAAATTGTTTTGAATACTAATGAAATGCCAATTCCGGGTGAACAAGTATATTTAACAATTCCAGAAGTAGATGATCGAACTTTATTAGGCGAGACTGATACTCAGCATGCTTATAACACTAAAGTTACTTTGGTTGGCTATACCTGGTATCCATACAATCCTTCACAAGGAACTGATAATATTTATCAGAATTTGCCAGCAACATTGTTACACTCACAAACGTCATTAACTAAACTTGAACAATTAGCAAATGCTATGTTTGATCGAATGCCACAAATATTTTATGGTCAACATGATCCGTCTGCTAATCAAGCTGTAAAAAATGGAGCAATTTGGGTAAAACCAATTATTGATCAAACTACTTCTTCAAATGATACTAATAAAGATTTAACGATAGGAGGTGAGACATAAAATGGCAGAAAATAATCAGCTCTCAGACGAAACAAAAATTAATTCAACGAATACTTCATCAACTGATGATTCCTCAACAGTAATTGGCAATCATGAAAATGCTGTTGTTCCTCATAAAATTAGTAATCATGACAAATTGGTTCAAACAATGGTCATGGTTGATGGTGAATGGATTAATGTTAATGATACTAATGACCAGGCTAACGTGAAATATGATATGCATAAGGTCAACAAGAAAGTTGTTGAGGCGCAAAAAGGAATTGTTGAAGCTAAAAACTCAGCCGAATCAGCGGTAAAATATGCTGACTCGGCTGTTAGTGCTTCTAAGGTTAATAGTGACGCAATAGCAGCGCAAAGCTCGGCGATTATTGAAGCAAAGTCAGCGGTGGATAGTGCTACGGCGGAAATTCAGCAATTGAAAGCTAATGCAGCTAGTGATGTTGCGCAAATTAGAGCAGACGTTGCGCAAGTCCAAAATGAAGTTGATACGGCAAAGGCTGCTAACTCGGCTAGTGTAGATAAGCTTAAAAGTGATATTGGTTTAGCGCAAAAGGACCTAGATAATGTTCATGATAGCTTAACTAAAGCACAGTCCGCTGTTGAGCAGAATCAAAAGCTAATTAATGACAGTGTTACTAAGATTAATAGTGATATTGCTCAAAGCCGTCAAGATATTATAACTGCTCAACAGGCTAATAATGATCTTACTAAGCAATTAGATACCTATTACAAAGAAGCCCAAGAACAAGGCAAAACGATTAAAACCATCCAAGATAATCAGGATGGTTTTTCTATTACAATTGCTGATGTTAAGGGTGACGTTACAAAAGTATCTGACACAGTAGATGGATTGTCGGCTGGGCTAAAAGATGCACAAGGCAATATTGCAAGCGTAAAAGCACAAGCTGATCAATTGAACGTCACTTTGACCGATCATAGTAAGAATATTAATCAACTAATCGCAACAGCAAAGGAACTCAGCTCGACATTGAAAGATGCAGACGGGCGACTAAGTAAGGTTGAGCAGACTGCTAAGGAACACTCGTCTACCTTGTCCGGCCTGCAAGGCAACTTAACACAGGTTAGACAGACTGCTGATGACCTTGTTACTACGTTGAAAGACGCTCAAGGGAATATTGACCAGATCAAGCAAGATGCCAAAGGGACGCTAGAACAATTATCTAACGTACAAGGTGATATTACTGCTCTGCAAAAAGATGTTAGTGGTATCAAGCTAACGATTGCTGATCATGAC